GTAGATTCTACAAATAAATTAAAACCAACCTACATCAATGTCGGTTTTTTTATGAATAAATCATTCGTGATAAATTATAGTAATTTTGTCAAAACACTTAATACGTCAAAGTCCCGTATATATAAATTAGTAAAAAATGATATTACAGATTCGTTTATCAATTTAAAAGAAATGAAAATGGCACATTTACAACTATATAAAAAAAATCCTAACGAATACTATAATTTGCCACATAGTATCGATATTTACTTTGATGATTCAACAAACAAGGCACTAAAAAATTATAGTTATCAATGGGACCAAGCAATAAATCAATATTTAATACAAGGCGATACATATTTTAAACAAGCCGATTTTAGTAAACATTACGAGCGTTATGGTGATACCAAAGAGAGTGCTATACAAAATGTAAAGGATAAAATTAGTTATATAGATACGGCGTTTTTGGAAACAGCGCCTCGTGTAAATAATAAGCCTCTTGTTTTATGGCGTGGAATGAAAAATAAATTTAGAACAAATGAAAGAAAAGCTTTTGTTAAACCTGAATATATGAATGAAATTGGAGACACCGCCGTCGCAAAAAATTATACATCTGTAAGTAAAGCGAGACGGATAGCTGAGAGTTTCATGGGACCGAATTGTTGTATATACAAGATTATATTAGATGAAGGAATGCCTCATATAGATATGAAGCATACTTCAGAGTACAAAGAAGAAGAAGAAATATTATTACCTAGAAATATAAAATTTACATTGGTAGATAAAATTCTTATCGGTAAAAAAAGACAAGAATTTGTTGTAAAGGCATCTTTCATTAATGATGAACAATTTAAAATACCTACTGGATGCATGAGGTTCAAAGAGGTTAAAATAACACCTCTAAAAATAAATATTGTAAAACCGAGTAAAAATAAACAAATGAGTCGTGTTAAAACCAAAACAAAAGAGAAAAAAAATAGAACTGTTAAATTAGAAAATAGTAGAAAGGATAGTAAAGAAATACTGATAGATGTACCACTTGATACTAACAATACTGTAAAACGACCAATAGGTCCAGAATTACCTTCTCAAATACATAAACTAAAAAGATGTTTGAACGGAACGCGAAGAAATAAAAAAACGGGTGAATGTGAAAAGATAGAACCAACTAATACCATCGTACCTACACTCAAAACACAAACATCATCTATATCAGTTAAGAAAACTAAATCAGGAGTCAAGCGACCTAGATGTCCAAATGGTACACGAAAAAATAAAAAAACGGATAAGTGTGAATAAGCACATAATACGTGATTATTACACCTTTTTTACACTCTTGAAGTTTTATAATGCTGATTGTTCTTTTGAAAATATTCTAGCAATTCCAAAAACACGAATTTTTCAAATTAGAATTCTCTGAAGATTTTTGCACTTTTGGACATTTTTAAAAATGTCCAATTTTCATTTTTCCCAAATAGTTTTTCAAAAAAATCTACAAAAACACGTTCAAAGCATAATGCTGTGATTTCTATTTTTCCTTAAAATAATTGGCTGCATATTTTTTTTATTATTTTGGTGCGAAAGGATTTAGGCATTTTTATTATTTCCATATATTATACTTTTTTGGAAATAAAAAATGCCGAAAAATGCCGAAATATTCTTGTGCAATAAATGTAACTTCAAATGCAGCAAAAAGAGTAACTATGAGCAACACCTACTCACACGTAAACATAATATGGAACTAAATGGAAATGATTGGAAATCAAAAAATGCCGTATGTGAAAATTGTGAAAAAACCTTCAAAACTGCGTCTGGACTGTGGAAACACCAACAAAAATGCACAAATAAGCAAATGGTGCGACAACATGATCCGGAACCCGATATCTCCAAGCGCGATATTCTAACTATTTTGGAGCAAAATCAAGAATTCAAGCAACTCATGTTGGACCAATCCAGACAAATCCAGAAACAACAAGACGAGAATCAAGAATTACAGAAACAACTCATCGAAGCGGTGAAAATAGGTGGATCCCATATAGAGAACCAAACCATCAACAACAATCAGAAGTTCAACTTGCAATTTTTCTTGAATGAACAATGTAAAGATGCGATAAATATGTCAGATTTCATTGAGAACATGGAATTAGACATGGAAGACCTCACAGAAACAGGTCGTTTGGGTTACGTAGGGGGAATTTCACGCATTTTGGTGAATAAACTCCAAGAATTGGATATCTACAAGCGTCCTCTTCACTGTACCGACATGAAACGCGAAACATTGTATATCCGAGAAAACGACGAATGGGCAAAAGAGGACCATTCCAAAGAAAAACTCAAGGAAATCGTGGAGAAAGTGTCCAATAAAAATTGCCGAAACATCAAACAGTGGACGGATGAACATCCCGACTACCAAGTATTTGATTCATATGAGAACATGGAATATATGAAACTCACCCAAGCAGTGTTAGGAGGACTTGGTGAACAAGAATGTCGTCAATTCAAGGACAGGATCGTCAAAAGTATCATCAAAGAGGTGATGGTGAATAAATAAAAAATAGGACGTCTTATTTTTTATTCAAAGTTGCTTATTTTCCTTTTTTTTTGAAAGATTCCATCATAATTTGGTTGCGTTCTTTGAAAGATTCCATCATAAGTTTATGGTTGGCTATTTTTCTGGCCAATTCTTCATTGGGGCACTTCGCCAGAGCGACTGGTTTCTTCGCATTCCGAGGCCAGGGATATACACGAAGAGGTATCATTTTTTGAAATGTTCCGTCTGCTAATCTTCTGAAATACATTTTTGATTGCGTTATATACATTATCTATGGTGCTAGTGTCTATATTGTATTTTTTATTGATTTTTACCAGCGACCGGCGCGCTTCAAATCGTAATGTAGTCAATCACAACTATATTTGTGAATTTCGCAAAAAATTGAATAGAACATATATTCGGTATTTGTATTATCACATATTCGTTGTATGATAAACGAGCAGTTGCATTTGAAAGTAAAATGGGCATTGGAACCCTATGTAAATGGGCTAACACACCAAGTAAAAAAAACGGAGACGATGACTTCAAAACAAATTAGAGACAACGCACAAACGCAAGAAAAAGAGTGGGGCAATCGTATGATTGGTCAGAGCAATAACGGAAACTGGACAACTGTTCTTGGCGAGCACATGGTGCGCGATATCTTGGCGTTGAGAGGCGAAAATCCCCGACGCCCAGAACATAAAGGAGGTTATTCCCCGGACTGGGAAACAGATGATTATATATACGAGGTCAAAACTCGTAACTGGACCACGTCGGGAACAGCGGGCGAAAAAGTGCTTGGGACCATGTATAAATATAGCGATATCCCAGTGTTATACGGGAAACCATTGAAAATCGTATGTATTGCCTACCAAGAGCACGAATTAACGAACGGACCCACGCGTATCTTCGGAGAATTGTCTGAAAACAAACAAAAATTTATTGATTTGGCGAAAAGTATGAACATTGAATATATGAAATTCAGTGACCTAGTGAAAGACCTAGAAATTCCCACTTAGTTATAAACAATCACTTCCATGGTGGTGGAACCAGGGTTTTTGGAGTTGATGGCTCTCCGGGCAACAATGTCTTCGTATTGATAGTCTTTAAAATTATCCATAACAAAGTCCACTTTCGCATTACTCATCGCGAAATGGATATTTTTCTTGTTCAATGATTTGATACCATCAAATAATTTGTTATGGGCGTCCAAATCAAAGCCATCCGCAACATAACCAACAAACGATTTCGCATTTTCGGGAGCATATGGAGGGTCCAGATAGACAAAATCGCCCTTCGTGGGTGCTCGTATAGAGTCTTCAAACCCCCGACATGCGAATTCCACGCCTTGGACCAACTCACTGACCGAATTCAACTCGTCTTTGGTGATGATGGTGGGGGTCGTTTTATAATGACCATATGGCACATTGTAACCGTTGGGTCCTTCACGATACATGCCTCTGAAACAGAGTTTGTTAATAATCATAAATAGAGCCGAACGTTCTACGCTGTGTTTGTCTTCCATAGTATTGTATTTATCACGTATCCAGTAATAATAGCTTTCTTTGGACGTCTTTGCTTCTTCTAATGTCTTGGGTTTTCGGTTGATGTCGGTTCCTTCAATACTATCATATGCGTGTATGTATGTTTCAATATGTCTGAACAATTCATCTTTGTTGTTTTGGACGTGTTTGTATACATGAATGAGTGTTTCGTTGATATCATATGCATATATCTTGTTTTTGATAACGATTTTTTGCTGTTTTTGTAAAGAAAGCACCGCCAACAATACACTCCCTCCACCCAAGAACAATTCGTGATAATTGTTTATTTCCTTTGGTAACTTGTTGGTCACGTTGTCTATAATCTGCGTCTTTCCTCCGACCCATTTTAAGAATGGTTTTTGTAATTTTTGTTCGGTGTTCTCGGGTTCAATGATGACCTTTTTCTTGACTGTTTTTTTGGTATTTTTGATTGGCGTGTCTTCGCAAGCTTCGCATTGAGTTGCGATGTCCTTTTTGTTCACAAGTTGTAATCTTTCGTCTACTGCTTTGTTTACCATTTGTTGAAAATTGTCCTCAAACAACTGGAGTTTGGTCGTCAATTGTTGAACCTCTATTTTTAATTGATTGATCGTATTCGCACTACCTCCACACGGCGTTTTACGCCGTTTGTGCGAACCATAATGTGATTTTTGAGCGAATTCTTTTCCGCAATCTTCACAGCTGTATTTTCCCATGTCTTCTATATACTATATTTGGATCCTAATTCTAAGTCAATTTTGTATATTAACAAAAAATAACAACTTTCGTTAAATCTGTTTTTGTGCCATATAAAAAATTGATTTTTATCCTTCAATAGGAGGATAATATAGAGATACAGATATAGATACACGAATAGAAGATGACCACACTTGAAACTACAGTTACGTTGGAGGATATTACGGAGGCATTGGAGGCCATTGAGATATACGAGAAGCAGAGCGCGAACACAGAGAGTCAAGTGGATGACCTAGCCGATGCGTTGGGGTCCATTACGTTAAACAAGA